ATGAGCTGGTTGCCAGTCGCGCTGCTCGCGGTCGCCGTCGGCGTCCTGATCGCCGCCGAGTGGCCGCGCCTGCGCCGGTCCGTCGGCGTCGAGGCGCGGGAGAAGCGCTCGCGCGGGAAGCGGAAGTCGCAGCTGAAGCTGCTGCGCGGCGGAGGCGGGGACGGGCACGACGACGACGCGGATGCGTTCGCCGCGAGCGTCCAGCGCGATCTCGAGAACCTGCCGACGATCGAGCGTCGCGACACGCCGCAGAAGTAGCGTCAGCCGATGGTGACGGCCGCGCGGAAGGTGCGCGTGTTCGGCAGGACGGCGCCGGTGTTCTCCATGTTCTTCGCCTCCTGGTAGTCCGCGACCGTGAGCACGAGCTGGTGCTTGCCCGCCGCGATCCCTGACGTGGCGATCCTCCCGGTTCCGCGTGCACCGTCCCAGATCGCGCTGACGGTGCGTCCGTCGAGCGTCGCGGTCATCGTCTGCGGATCGACGCCGGAGCCGTTGTCGGTCGCCGAGAAGCGGATGTCGTCGCCGGCGCGCACGGTGGGCGTGAGCAGCCGGACGGTCGGCGGTGTCGTGTCGTTCACCCAGAAGCGGAACCGGAACGCGTGCGGCTTGGCGCCGTTCGGCGTGTCGAACACGGCGTCGTAGCTGCCTGCGGCGGGGAGGTCGACGGCGGCGACGCTCTCGTCGAACCCGTACGCCTCCTGGTACGGGTTGATGTTGATCGGCAAGCCCGCGTAGCCCGTGAGGCGGTTCTCGTCCGCCGCGGCGACGACGTGCGGGGAGATACCGCCGCTCCGCGGCGAGATCACGACGACGCCGGCGTTCGCGACCCTCGGGCCGACCGTGAAGCGGAAGACCTGCTCCGGACCCGAGAAGGAGCGCTGCGACCCCGGCACGTGCGTCGGGTAGCGGTACTCCGAGACGCGCGACGGCTTGCCCACCGTCGAGCCGCTGTAGACGCCGGGCCGGCGCAGGAGCGTCGCCTTCTCCGTCTGCAGGCGCGGCTTCTCGACGTGCATCCAGAACGGGATCCGCCGCGTGATTCCGGCGCTGTTCCGCAGGACGATGAAGCCGTCCTCGTCGCCCGCCTTCGCCGCCGCGGTCGCCTTGGCGGCGAGCGAGAACGCCCCCGGCACCGTGACCTGCGAGGGCACCGTCACCCGCGCGCCGCTGACGCTCGACGAGAACGCGAGGCTGACGCTCCAGGTTCCCGCGCCGCCGCCCGCGTCGGTCAGCTCGATCTCGCGCATAAGCGGCGCGGAGCCAGGTCGCGCGAGTCCGAACGAGACGTTGGTCGGCTGCGCGAAGAGGAGCGGCTTGTCGGCGGCGGCGACGTCGATCCGCCCGCCGCCCTCGCGCAGCGGCGAGACCTCGTGCACCTGGCCCGCGTCGGTGTACACCGGATGTCCCGTGAGGACGAGCGCCGACTTGACCTGGGCGGGGCTCCACCCGGGGTGGCGCTGCAGCAGGAGCGCGGCCGCCCCGGCCACGTGCGGCGCCGCCATGCTCGTCCCTTCCCACGCTGCCCACAACCCTTCGCGCGCGGGCAGCGAGGAGACGATCTGAACACCCGGAGCGGTCACGTCCGGCTTGAGCTGGAGCGAGATCGGCGTCGGGCCGCCCGACGAGAAGCCGGCGATCTGGTCGAGCCCGAACCCGCGCCCGTCACCCGAGGCGGCCACGGTGATTGCGTCCGGCGCGGTGCCCGGCGAGTCGATCGAGCCGTCGCCGAAGTCGTCGTAGTCGTTCCCGGCGGAGACCGTGACGACGACGCCGAGCTTCGTCGCGCCCTCGATCGCCTGCACCACGATGTCCCGCGACATCGTCACCTCGGGCTCGCCGAGCGAGAGGTTGATGACGTTCATCCCGTCGGAGACCGCGGAGTCGATCCCCTTGGCGATCTCCGGCGAGTTGCCGTCGATCCCGAAGCCCGGGGTGGGGACGCTCATCACCTTGTAGTTCCCGAGGTACGCGCGCGGTGCGACGCCGCTCAGCGTGAGCGCCGCGCCGCCGAAGACGGCGATCGTCCCGTGGTCGCCGGCGGCGATCCCAGAGACGTGCGTCGCGTGGTCGGAGTTCTGCGGATCGAACGGCAGTGTCGGATTGACCGCGAGCGGCGAGGGCGCGGGGAACGAGCGCGCGACGATCACCTTCGGCGTCGTGTACTTCGTCTGGCCCTTCGGGAACCCGGGCGGGTAGCTGAAGCCGCTCGGACTGAGGAACGGATGGGTCTGGTCGATGCCGTCGTCGACGATCCCGATCTTCATCCCCTGGCCGGCGGTGGCGAGCGTCGGGCCCCAGACCTCGGGTGCATTGATGAGCGGGACGCTGCGGTCGAGCGCGGGCGCGTACCCGCTCGCGTGGACCACCGAGCGCACGCCCGCGAGGCGCGAGAGCAGCGGGATGTCGCGCACGGGCACGACGACCGCGAGCGCGTCGAGCACGAGCCGGTAGCGCCAGCGCACCTGGGCGGACGGGATAGCACGGTGGATCCGGGCCTCGAGCGCCGCCTGCTGCGTCGCGAGGCCGCGGAGGTAGGTCTGTGCCAGGGGTGAGTTCAGGTCCGGGTGCGTGCCGAGACGGGAGAGCATCCGCAGCGGCGCGTTCGCGAGCGCGGGCGCGCGAAGCTGCACCACGACCTCGACCCGCTTGGCGGGCTGGGTCGCGATGGCGCTCTCGGCGCCGGGAAAGACGAGCGCCGCGAGCGCCGCGAAAAGGATGATTCGACCCCTACTCAGGCCGCCTAGTGTACGCGTGCCTTTCCGGAGTCGAACCGTTATGCGGATGAGAGGACTTGAACCTCCACGAGCTTCTGAGTCCGGTGGCGAGCGTTGTCGGGGATGGGCGAGAAGTGGCCTGACGTCTGGGTTCTCGGGGAGCGGGTCGCATGGTTGAGCGGACCGCTCCCGGAGCGTATGGGCACGGAATGGGCACTCTCGACGAGGCGATCCGCGCGGCGAGGGATGCGGCGGAGGCGGTGCTGCGCGCGCTGAGGACGTCCGCACGCGCAGGTACCGTTCTCGTCGACGCGCCGGCTAGTCCACGCGTCACCCACGCATCGCGGAACGCGCGCCGGCCCGATGGGCCACCCGCACTGACGAGCGCCGGGAGTCCTGTCCACTCGACCCCTGAAAGGAAGGGGCGATGAGCGACACACTCTCTCGGCTGCGCGGCGCGTACGCCGAGGCACACACGAAGGCAACGGAGATCTACGACCGGGCCCAGGCCGAGCGCCGTCAGATGACGGAGTCGGAGTCGGGCCAGTTCGAGGATCTCGTGAAGGACGCGCGGGACATGGAGAAGCGGCTCGCGCTGTTCGAGGAGCACGAGGGACGCGCCCGGGCGATCGAGAAGGACCGCGGCAGCACCGCGCTCGGGGCGGCCATGAACATGGGAGGTCTGGGCGGCGAGTTCCGCGATCCGCTGGACGCGCCGATCGAGGACCTCATCTCCGGGAAGGTGTCCGCGGTCGAGATCAGCTTCCGCGGGCTGAAGAGGCACATCAACAGCCGCGGTGAGATCGAGGTCCGTTCGACGCTCACCGAGGGCGCGAACGCGGCGGGCGGGTTCCTGGTGCCGACGTCGTTCCGGGCGGTGCTCTACCAGCACCTGATCCAGAACAGCGTGATCCGGCAGGTCGCGACGATCCTCACGACGGACAGCGGCGAGCGGCTGCTGCTCCCGAAGACGCTCACGCATCCGGCGGCCGGGACGATCGTGTCCGAGGGCGCTCTCATCAACGAGAACGACCCGACGTTCGGGCAGGGGACCCTGAGCGCGTACAAGTACGCGAACCTGATCCAGGTCTCCACGGAGCTCGAGCAGGACAACGACGTCGATCTGCTCGGCTACCTCGCTCAGGCGATGGGCCGGGCGCTCGCGAACGGATCCGGCACCGACCTGGTGCTCGGCTCCGGGTCGAGCAAGCCGTACGGTGTCCTGCCGGCGTCGGGGACGATCGCGCAGGTCAGCGGTGGCACGGGCCAGTCGGGAATCCCGACGTATAAGGAGCTCGAGCAGATCTTCGACGCGATCCTGCCGGCCTATCAGGCTCGCGGGTCGTGGATGTTCTCGCAGAAGACCCTGTCGAACCTGCGGCAGATCCAGGACAGCTACGGCCGGCCGCTGTGGCTGCCCGGGCTGTCGTCGGACGCTCCGACGACGCTGTTCGGGAAGCAGTTCTACGTCGACCCGAACGTGCCGAACTCCGGCACCTCGGCGACGTCGATCCTGTTCGGCGACTTCTCGACGTACTTCATCCGGGAGCTGCCCGTCCGGTTCGAGCGGTCGATCGACTACGCGTTCGCGAACGACATGGTCGCCTACCGCGCCGTCGACCGTGTCGACGGGACGCTGCTCGACCTCACCGGCTCCATCGCGAACTACAAGGGAGGGACGGCGTAATGGCCAAGATGGTCTTCACGAACGGGTCGATCCAGGTGAACGGCGTCGATCTCTCGGATCACGTCGCCGACATCACGCTCGACCTGAAGGTCGCCGACGTAGACATCACCGCGATGGGCGACGGCGGCAAGAAGCGGCTGCCGGGCCTCCAGGACGACCAGATCCAGGTCACGTTCTGGCAGGACTTCGCCGCCGCGGAGGTCGACGCGACCCTCTACCCGATCTTCACGGGTGGCACCGCTGTCACGGTGAAGGTGTGGGCGAATGGGACGTCGTCGTCATCGACGAACCCGTACTACTCGGCGAGCGCGGTGCTGATCGACTACCCGCCGGTCGCTGGGGCGGTCGGCTCCGGGTTGCAGTCGAAGGTGACGTTCGCGATCAGCGGCACGGTGACGAGAGGCACCTCGTAGGCCATGAACGGCCTCAAGGAGACGAGGGTCGACCTCAACCTCTCCGCACGGCCGGAGGTCCGCGCGCTCGGCAACGGGCGCCGGATCTCCGGCATCGCCGCTGTCTTCGACGACGAGGCGGACGTCGGCGGGTTCGTCGAGTCGATCGCGCCGGGGGCGTTCACGAAGACGCTCAAGGACGGTGGCGACATCCTCGCGTCCGCGAACCACGACCCGGCCGGGCAGCTCCTCGGCCGCCGGTCGAACGGGACGCTCCGCGTGTCGACGAGCGCGCAGGGGCTCGAGTACGAGATCGACGTGAACCAGGACGACCCGGTCGCGCAGGCGATCCTCGCGCGTGTCGCCCGGCGCGACATGACGGGCTCGAGCTTCATGTTCCAGACCGTCCGGGACGAGTGGGACTTCAACGTTCAGCCGCCGCGCCGGCGGCTGCTCGAGGTGGCGTTGCTCGAGCTCGGCCCGGTCGTCGAGCCGGCGTACCCCCAGACGACTGCGGCCGCTCGGGCGAAGCTCGACGCGCGGGACGACGTGCTCGTCGCCGCCGCTGAACGACGCGGGCTCACCGTCACGCAGTTCATGAGTGCCGCTGCGCCGGGCCCTGACCGGCTCCAGATGGCCGCCGCGGCGCTGGCGCTCCTCCGGAAGCCCGTCTGATGGCTCAGAAGCTCCGCGTCGTCGTCGTCGGTGACGTCACCGGCCTGAAGGCCGCCATGGGAGAGGCCGCCGGCACGATGGAGGCGGTCGGGTCGAAGCTCACGAGCGTCGGCAAGACGCTCACAACCCATCTCACGCTCCCGATCGTCGCGATCGGCGCCGTCTCGACGAAGATGGCGATGGACTTCCAGAACTCGATGGAGCTGATCCACACGCAGGCCGGACGCTCCCAGGACGCCGTCGAGTCGTTCTCGAAGTCGGTGCTGAAGCTCGCCGGGCCGACCGCGACAGCGCCGGAGGAGCTCTCGAAGGGGCTCTTCCACCTCGCGTCGCAGGGGCTGAACGGGGCGAAGGCGATGGACGCGCTCAAGATCGCCGCGGAGGGCGCGAAGATGGGGCAGGCCGACCTCGAGGACGTCACGAACGCGCTCGGCGCGGTCATCTCGTCGAACATCAAGGGCTCCAGGAACTACGAGCAGGCGATGGGCGAGCTCAACGCGACGGTCGGCGCCGGCGACATGCGGATGCAGGACCTCGCCGACGCGATGGGCACCGGGCTCCCCGCGAAGGCCGCGATCTTCGGCGTGTCGTTGCGGCAGGTCAGCGCGGCCCTCGCGACGTTCGGCGACAACAACATCCGCGGCGCCGAGGCCGGGACGCTGCTGAACTCGACGATGCGGATCATGGGCGCCCCGTCGAAGGCTGCCGCGAAGGCGCTCGGCGAGGTCGGGATCGGCGCGCTGCAGCTCGGGAACGACATGCGCTCCGGCGGGATCGTCGGCGCGATCGAGGATCTGAAGTCGCACTTCGACAAGCTCGGCCTCACCGCGTCGGAGCAGGCGCAGGTACTCACCCGGGCGTTCGGTGGCCGGCAGGCGGGCGGCGTGATGATCCTGATGGATCAGCTCGAGCGGCTGAAGTCGAAGGTGAAAGAGGTCGGCGACGGCGGCCAGAACTTCGCGAAGGACTGGGAGTCGTACACGAAGACGACCGCGTTCCACATGGCGTCGATGGGCGCGTCGATGCGCGCCGCCGGGATCACGATCGGCGACATCCTCCTCCCCGTCGTCGCGAAGATCGCGGACTTCATCGGGAAGCTCGCATCCCGGTTCCAGGATCTGAACCCGAACGTGAAGACCGCGATCCTCGTGATCGGCGGCGTCGTCGCGGCCGCGGGCCCGCTGCTGATGATCCTCGGCGGCATCGCGACCGGCCTTGCGGCGATCGCTTCACCGGTCGGGCTCATCGTCGTCGGCCTCGCGGCGGCTGCCGCCGCGCTCGTCGCGTTCTACATGCACTCGAAGAAGTTCCGCGAGGAAGTGCAGCACATGGTCGAAGAGGTCAAGGCCGACTGGCCGCAGATCCGCGCGGAAGCCGAGCGCACGTTCACCCGAGTCGAAGCGCTGATCCGTGACCTCGTCACCGCCGGCGAGGCGCTCTGGCGAGCCTTCGGGTCGACGCTGATCTCGTACGCTCGGTCGACCTTCCAGAACCTCGTCACCTACCTCCAAGGCGCATTCGACGTGATCGAAGGCCTCTTCCGGCTCGTCGGGGACGTGATCCACGGCCGGTGGGGGAAGGCGTGGAAGGACGTCGAGGAGATCGTCCACGGCGCGCTGCTGATGGTCGAGGCCGCGCTTCGCCAGGCCGTGAACGTGATCGAGACGTTGGCGAAGATGATCGGGATCGTGCTCGTGAAGGCGTTCGAGTGGGCGAAGTCTGCCGTCGTCGCGCTCGTGAAGAAGCTCGTCGAGTTGTCGATCGCGGAGCTCCGCGCGGCGCCGAGCCAGGCTCTCGCGGTCGCGAAGCTGATCGGCGAGGCGATCCTGAAGGGCGTCGAGTTCGACATCATCAAGCTCCCCGAGCTCGTCCTCAGCCTCGTCAAGAAGGCCGTCCACGAGGTCGAGCACCTCGCCGGCGAAGCCCTACAGGAGGGCGAGAAGGTCGGCGAGGCGCTCGGGCACGGCGTCGCGCACGGGATCCGCTCGACCGCGCACTCGATCTTCGAGGCGGCCGCGAGCGTTATCCCTGGAGCGTCGCTGGCAATGCAGGTCGCCGGCAAGATCGGCTCCCCCTCGAAACTGACCCGGGACGAGGTCGGGAAGCCGCTCGCCGAGGGCGTCATCATCGGGATGGAGGAGGGCCTCCGGCCGCTCGGCGGGAAGATGTCGAAGGCGATCCGTGAGGCGATCGCGCAGGGCCGCATCGCTGTCGAGTCGGCGCGGCAGTCGTTCACGACCGCGTGGAACAACCTGATGAAGGACGCGATGCAGGCGTTCGACGCCCAGACGAACGCCGGCCTCCAGCAGATCAAGAACCGGTTCGAGCAGGCGAAGTCGCTCCTCGACCAGCAGCTCGCCGAGGTGAACGCGATGCTCGACCAGGAGCAGCAGCAGCTCACCCCCGAGGAGCAGAAGGTCCAGGACGAGCAGGACGCCCACGACGAGGCGCAGCGGCAGCAGGCGATCTCCGACGCGCAGAAGCAGCTCTCGTCCGACACCGCGTCCGGCGCGGACGCCGGGACGATCGAGCAGGACCAGCGCGCGCTGAACGAAGCGCTCTACCAGGAGCAGCTCGCCGCCGACCAGAAGGCCGCCGCGGCGTCACGGAAGGCGGAGGACGCGAAGATCGCCGCGGAGAAGGCCGCGAACGCGAAGATCACGAAGGAACGGAAGGCCGCGCTGACCGCGCAGGAGAAGACCGCGGAGCAGCACTACAAGGCGGCGCGGGAGCAGCAGCGGCACGCGCTCGACCAGCAGCTCCGCGACCTCGAGGCCGCCTTGAAGAAGGCCGGCGCGTCGCAGAAGAAGGCGCAGCAGGAGATCATCGCGCTCCTCAAGTCGTACGGGATCACGTACGAGGCCTCCGGGCGGGCGCTCGGCAACGCGTTCGCCAAGGGGCTGGCGTCAACGGAGGGGGCCGTGGCCGCGGCCGCGCGCCAGATCGCGCAGGCCGCCGCAGACAACCTGAAGCTCAACTCGCCCGCGAAGAAGGGGCCGCTCTCGACGCTGCCGACGTGGTGGACGGCGTTCCCGCAGACCCTCCTCGGAGGCCTCGACGGGAAGGGGATCGAGTCGGGGCTCGTCCAGATGCTGAACCACTCCGCGGCGGCGGTGAAGGGCTGGGACGGCGGCTCGCTCGGGATCGCGCCGACCACGCGGGGTGCGTCGGGACGGCTCGGGCGGGCCGCCGGCGGCGTCACCCACATCGAGGTGAACATGCCGCACTACCTCGGCGACAAGCGCGAGGTCGCGGAGACGCTCCGGCGCGAGCTCATCCGCACCGGCCGGCAGAACGGCAGCATCTTCGGCGGCCTCGCGTAGCTCTATGTCCTCCGGGGCTGTCTATAGACTGACGGCGTCACGGAACTCGGAAGGTGCCGTCGACGCGTAGTGCTGCTCGGGGCTCGGAGTCGGGAAGCGGCGCCTTACTCCGAGCCCTAGTCCTTTTGCTGACCGATCTGGCCGCTAAGGTCTGGGGCGCATCCGGGTTCGCGCCGCTCCCGGAGTGCCTTCTGACGTCGACCGAAAGAGGCACCTTCCATGAGTGGCGAACCCTTCTGGCTCAGCTTCCCGCCCGGGGACGCGAGCGACGCATCTCCCGTGCACGTCCCGCCGCAGGGCGGCTCGGTCGTCCCGCCGGCCGGCATGATCGTCACGCGGGACGCCCGGGTCATCAACACGGCGCCCGCGCGTCGCCCTCGACGCGTCGCAACCCCGGTGGTCAGCCATCACCGAGGCACGACGAGGCGTCGGCGCACCCTCCGCGCCGTCCGGCACACCTCCGCGCGCGCACCCGGCGGATCTGACGAACCAGCGATACCTCGTCGCGCCCGAAGGGGCCGGCGATGAGCGGCGGCGAACGCGTCGAGCTCTACACGCGCGTCCCGCATCGCGTCCAACGGGCCGTGACCGCGCACGAGCTCACCTTCAACGAGTACGGCGTCCTCGTCTGGCTGATCTACCGCTGCTGGCGGGACGGAGGGACGACCGCGGCAACGCTCTCCTCGATCCACGAGGAGATGCGGTGGCCGCACACGACCGAAGCGCTCCGGCAGGCACTCCATCGGCTCGCCGAGAAGGGCTGGGTCGAGAGCGAACCTCCAAGCAGAGGGGGTAGGTCTCCTTGGAGGTGGAGCCTCAAGAGCGCTCAGATCGAGCCTCACCACTTGGTAGTGACCTCCAACGAGGGCGCCGCCGAGGTCGTCGATTTCCCCATGACCAAGCGGCTCGGAGATCCAAGCGACCTCCAACGAAGCTCGTCCCCTAAAGAAAGAAAAGACAGGAAAGGTTCCGCTCTACGCGGAGATGAACCCCCTCAACTGCGCTGCCCTCGGTGCCACGTCCCGCTGTACACCGAGCGTCAGGTAGCGGAGCACCTGGTGAACGTCCATCTCGAGGAGCCGGCATGACCCGCCCTCGGAACACCGTTCGCGAGGGCTACGGCTACCGGCACAAGCAGCTCCGCAAGCTCTGGGCGATCCGAATTTCGCACGGGGGAGTGAACTGCGCCCGCTGCGGCCTCCCGATCATCCCCGGCGAGAAATGGGACCTCGATCACGACGACGACGACCGCACGAAGTACCTCGGAGCCTCGCACGCACGGTGCAATCGGGCCACCGCCGGCCGGCGATCGAAGGTCGAGAGGACGTCGCGCAAATGGTGAGTCGTCGCGATGTACAGAGCGGGGAGAGGGATGGTCGACTGCGCGCTCGCCACGCCGACGGGTCGGCTCAAGATTTGTTCCCCCTATCCCCTGAGCGGCTGCTGACGGCGCGTGAGGTCGCTGAGCTGCTCGGGGTGAGCGCTGCGACTGTGCTGGATCGCTGGCAGGCAGGGCAGTTGCCTGGCTTCAGGTTGTGGGGCAGCGAGCGCGGGCCGGTGCGGTTCCGTCAGAGCGAGCTGGAGGCGGTGCTCGCGTCTTGGCATGTCGACGTGGTGAGGGAGGTTGGGTGAGATGGACTTCGAGACGTTTCAGCGGTTGCTTGAGACGCCGATCCGTGAGTGGTCGAACGACGAGCTCGCGGCGGTGGGGGCCGTTGCAACATCTGCCAGCTCAGGATTTGACGCGCTGGCGGCGTTCGATCCTACGGACGCGGGTCGGGCGGTGACGATCGCGAGGCATGTGATGGCGGCGATCCATCCGGAGCAATTGAGGCGGATGGAGGATGCGTTGTCTGAGGGACTGGACGATCTCCGTGGTGAGGCGTAGAGTCATGGCGTGCCTGGTGGATTGCCCTCATCGGCTGCACTCTCATCTCGCATGCGAAACTGCGCGCGCCGGTGGCGCTCGCGGGGCAATCGCGCAGCGCCGCCGGCTTCGCGCTGAGAGGAAGGCCGTCATGGATAAGGCCGTCATGCCTCCGAAGTTCTCCGAGATGTCGGAGACGCAGCAGATCATCGTGCTCCGGCAGGACATCTCCGAGCTCAAGGCGATGGTGCAGCGGCTCGCCGAGGACTATGCGGAGCAGATCTACGGGCACCGCGGCGAGGTGGTGTGGCAGGACGAGGACGGCTGGATCCTGGTCGTCCCGGCATCGGCGGAGGCCGTCCATGCCTGACTCGAACGACGAGCGGAACCGCAACGCTGCGATCGACGCGCTGGCGTACATGACCGCGTTCCTCGACTGCAAGGACGCGGCCGAGCGTGGCGACACGGACGCGGAGCTCGCTCACTGGGGGACGATGAAACAGGTAATCGAGTCGTGCGACCTGGAGTACTGCCCAGCGCAGATCGCGTGGCTGTTCACGCACTTCGCTGAGGGCGTGCTCGGGTCGCGTGACGAGTTCCGGGCGCGGCTGAACGAGCTAGGCAAGCTCGTCACCGGCGGGATCCGCGATGCCTAGCGTCCAGCGTGGCTCCGTGGTGAAGCGCGGGAAGGTGTGGGCTGCGCGCTGGTATGACGATGAAGACGTTCGGCGGTTCCGCGGCGGGTTCGAGACGAAGTCCGCGGCGCGCGACTTCGTCGACCGTGAGGTGGGGAAGGTCGCTGCGCTCCGGCGCGGCGACACCCTTCCCGTCCGCGACCGTCCGACCACAGTGGACGAGCTCCTGGACGTGTTCCTCGAGAAGCACGGCGCGAAGGTCGATCCGGCGACGAAGCGGAACCTCACGACGCAACTCCGGAAGGCACGGGGCGAGTTCGGCGATCGTCAGCCGGCGACGTTGCGGCGGATCGAGCTGGAGGATTGGCGCGAGACGCTGCCGCCCGGGTCCCGGCACGGGGTGTTCCGCGCGTTCCGGCAGGCGCTCGCGTGGGGCGCTCTGCGTGGCCTCATCGACCGGGATCCGTCGGTTGGGATCCAGAACCCGAAGCGGAAGCGGCACGAGCGCCGGGACGTGCTCCCGTTCGAGACGTGGGACGAGGTGCTCAAGGTCGCGGACGAGCTCGACGTGCGCTACCGCGCGATCCCGATCCTCCTGGTCGGGTGCGGGCTGCGGCCGGAGGAGCTGTGGCCGCTCGAGCGTCGCGACCTCGACCGGGAAGCGGGGCTCCTGCACGTCCGGCGCCGCTACACGGGCGGCCTGTTGAAGGACGGCGGGAAGACGGCCGGCTCTGTCCGGGCGATCCCGCTCCGGAAGGTCGTCCTCGACGCCCTGGACGAGCTCCCGCGGCGGATCGACACGCCGCTGCTCGTCCCGGCCGCGCGCGGCGGGCTGATCGACGTCGAGAAGTTCCGCTACCGGGCGTGGACACCGGCGCTCGTCGCCGCCGGGGTGCCTCACCGGCGACTGTACGACTGCCGGCACACGTTCGCGACGTGGGCGATCGACGCCGGCGTGCCGCTCTGGCAGCTAGCGACGATCATGGGCACCTCGGTCACGCAGATCGAGGACACCTACGCCCGCTGGCTGCGCCGAACGGACGACCAGCTCCGCGCCGCGTTCGACGCTCACGACGCGATCGTGGCAGCCGGATGACAGACCGTTTGGGCACTGTGTGGGCACCGAAACGGCCTGTTCTGGCTATGCGGATGAGAGGACTTGAACCTCCACGAGCTTTCGCCCACACGGACCTGAACCGTGCGCGTCTACCAATTCCGCCACATCCGCGGGAGGCGTAGTCTAGCCACCCGCGTCGCACGGGAGCACGGCAAACCCGTTGGCGTCGCCGGACGAAGGAGGAGCATGGCGCGGCGTTCCCTGATCCTGGCGGTGCTCGTCCTCGCGGGCTGCGGCGGCCACTCGGCGGCGAAGGTCGACACCGCGCAGCAGCTCGCCGACGACCAGCCGGTGCAGGCGCACGTGGCGGCCGCGCAGCGGGAGATCCGGGCGGACTTCGCCGCGCATCTCAGCCCGAATCCGTGGGGCGTCGGCCGCGCGCAGATCCGCCTGAACTGGCCGACGCTCGAGGCCTGGAGCACGCTGGCGCTCACGCGCGCAGGCCTGCGCCAGGCGCTCGTCCTCTGCAACAGGATGTACCAGCGCTACGTCGTCCACTCACTCGGCTCGCTCGCGGAGCAGGCCGCGGTCTACTCGCGCGGGGGCGTCCTGATGACGGCGTCACTGCGCTACAAGGCGCGCTGCTACGAGCTCACGGCTCCGCGCTGA